TATTGTAGTCATAATATCACCTCTATTTGTTTGTTTGTTTAGTGCGCCTATCTTAGTCTCTACCGATTTACCCAGTCAAATACTATTTAGCTATAATGAAATGCTAAACCATCCATGTAAGTTATATAGCCTCGGTCCGCATAGGGACTGTGGCGTATGAATAAGTCTAGACAGTGGCTGTAGAGTACCACCATAGACACACGCCCCAGACTACACAGCCTGTGGATAACCTGTGGAGAAACTGTGGATAACTCTGCGACCAGGCATGTATAACCTGTGGATAACTCTGCAGGACTCAGCAGGCTGAGGTGGGTGTGCTAGCGGGGACGGGGGAGGGGCTGGAGTCTGTGGAATTGTTACTGTACCCCATCAGATACAAAAAAGAGTCAAAATAGACCTCTGTTAACTAACCAGTCAATACAGCACATAGTCTATATAAGCTATTGAAATCTAAGGAGAAACAAAAGCGACTGCGGAGACTCTGTGACTGCTGAAATCCGCTGGAGAAAGGACAGCTCTCTAACGGGACTAACCAAGGGTTAACCAAGCTTCTAAAGTTATTTAGTTAATAATGAAAATAGTTCTTGACTTTTGACTAAAAATATGCTATAATAGACTATATAGTTAAAAGCACTCTTTAATAGCTCTTTAACTCCCTATAGCACCTCTTAGATATAAATTAAAAACATATAATAAATATCTTTAAATATTACTTCTAATGTCGCTATAGCGAGTTAAGGCGCTCTAAGCACTGTAGCGCTCTAAGCACTAAAGAGCGTTTAAGACTACATAGACTCTATAGAGGCAATCTATGTCTAAAAAGGTAGGAAGACCCAGTAAGGCTTTGGTTAATAATAAAACCAAGGGCAGCAGAGTAGCACGAGGCAGACCTAAAGGGGATGCTGCTGTCATCGAAGACTACAAAGCAAGAATGCTTGCATCGCCAAAGAGTAGGAAGGTGTTAGACAGCATTCTCAATGCAGCGTTAGACGATGACCACAAGAACCAAGCAGCGGCTTGGAAGCTCTGTATGGATAGGTTATTACCTGTTAGTTATTTTGAGAAGGATAAAGCAGGTGGTAGCAGAAGCGCTATAAACATATCAATAACTGGTGTTGGTGGAGAGACTACAATTATCTCTGGCAGCGAAGAAGCAGAAGAGGTTGATTATCAAGATGTCCCATGAATCTAAATACTTCTCAAGAGGCGAGTTTGCTTGTCAGTACACAGGCGAGAATGAGATCAAAGACGAACTCATTAAGAAGCTTGACTTGTTAAGAGCAGCTTGTGGTTTCCCCTTCATCATCACCAGCGGCTATAGAAGCCCAACACACCCCATAGAAGCTAAAAAGGAGAAAGCAGGAACACATGCTCAAGGCATTGCAGCTGACATTAAAGTCAGTGGTGGAAATCAAAGATATACAATTGTTAAACATGCCATCGCGCTTGGTTTTAATGGCATTGGAGTTGCTAGTAATTTCATCCATGTTGACATCCGCGACCTTGACGATAATGAAGCTCCTGTAGTGTGGGTTTACTAGTTGACTGAATTAGCGGTAGCTCTACTTCCGTGGCAACAAGAGGTCTTCAACGACCCCACACGGTTTAAAGTAATAGCGGCAGGACGCAGGACAGGGAAGTCTAGGTTAGCTGCTTGGCTACTAATCATCAATGCCTTACAGGTTAAACGCGGCCATGTGTTCTACGTTGCCCCTACACAGGGTCAGGCTAGAGACATTATGTGGCAGACGCTGCTAGAGCTTGGACACCCCGTTATAGCCAGCAGCCACGTCAACAACCTACAGATTAAGCTAGTCAATGGCGCTACCATAGCCCTGAAGGGTGCTGACAGACCAGAGACTATGCGTGGTGTTAGCTTGAAGTTCTTGGTTATGGACGAATACGCTGATATGAAGCCAGAGGTGTGGGAGCAAATCCTTAGACCTGCTCTTGCGGATCAGAAGGGTAATGCACTCTTCATTGGTACGCCAATGGGTCGTAATCACTTCTATGATCTTTATCAATATGCTTGTATAGCAGACGATGAAACATTTAAAGGTTGGCACTTTACAAGCTACGACAACCCACTACTAGACCCTAAAGAGATTGAAGCAGCTAAGAAGTCTATGTCTGCCTTCTCGTTTAGACAAGAGTTTATGGCTTCCTTTGAAGCTGCTGGTGGAGAGTTATTTAAAGAAGAACATATTAAATTCAGCGAAGAAGAACCTGAGAATGGTCAGTTTTATATTGCTGTGGATTTGGCAGGATTTGCAGATGTCCAAAAAACTACTACTAAAACCAAGCGACTTGACCAAACGTCAATTGCGGTGGTTAAGGCAAGCGAAGAGGGCTGGTGGGTTGCTAACATCATTCACGGACGCTGGGGTGTTGAAGAGACAGCACGAAAAATCTTTGAAGCAGTTAGAGACTATCAACCAGTTGCTGTCGGAATCGAAAAGGGAGCCTTGAAGAACGCTGTCTATCCCTACTTAAATGACATAATGAAAAAGAACCAACGCTTCTTCCGCATTGAAGAGTTAACACACGGCAATAAAAGAAAGATAGATAGGATTGTATGGGCGCTGCAAGGGCGCTTTGAACACGGTACAATCACATTAAACACGGGGACATGGAACAGTCAGTTCTTAGACGAGTTGTTTCAGTTCCCAAACGCACTTGTTCACGATGACTTGATAGACTCCTTAGCCTACATAGACCAGTTAGCTAAGGTAGCCTACGCAATTGATTTTGAAGAAGATGAACATGAATATTTAGACTCATACTCAGGATACTAATATGTCTTTTGATAAAGATGATTTTTACATCAGCGAAACACTAGAAGGCTGGGTTGGTGAGAAGTGCCAGTCGTGGCGCGACTACTACGAAGCAAACTATTCACAGCGCTTTGACGAGTATTACCGCCTGTGGCGTGGACAGTGGAGCCACGAAGACAAGACACGAGAGTCTGAGCGTTCCCGCATTGTAAGCCCTGCACTGCAACAGGCTGTTGAGTCGTCTGTAGCAGAGCTGGAAGAAGCTACCTTTGGACGTGGTAAGTGGTTTGATATTAAAGATGATATGCACGACCAAGACCCACAAGACATTGTTATGCTTCGTCGTCACTTGACAGATGACTTTAAACGAAACAAGGTTAGAAAGAGTGTAGCAGAGTGTTTAATCAACGCTGCTGTGTTCGGTACAGGCATTGCAGAGATTGTACTGGCTGAAGAAAAAGAGATGGCTCCAGCAACACAGCCTATCATGGACGGTCAGCTACAAGCTGTTGGTGTTACTATCAAAGACCGTACAGTGGTTAAGATAGAGCCTGTTATGCCACAGAACTTCTTGATTGATCCAATGGCAACTTCTGTTGAAGACGCTATGGGCTGTGCTGTTGACCGCTTTGTGTCTAAACACATTGTAGAGCAGCTACAGGAACAAGGTGTCTATCGTGATGTAGAGATTGGTGAAGCCTCTTCCGACACCGACATCGAACCAGATCAAGACCTGTCACGCTATGACGAAGACAAGATAAGATTAACCAAATATTATGGATTGGTTCCTCGTCACTTGCTCACAGAAGCTATGACGGACGAAGACGCAGAAGAGGAAGACTTAGAAGTAGATGATGAAGAAGACGACAGCTACTATGTAGAAGCTATTGTTGTCATTGGCAACGACGGTATTCTTCTTAAAGCAGAAAAGAATCCGTACATGATGCAGGATCGTCCAGTCATTGCATTCCCTTGGGATATTGTTCCTAGCCGCTTCTGGGGTCGTGGTGTATGTGAGAAAGGGTATAACTCTCAAAAGGCGTTAGACGCTGAACTACGCGCTCGTATCGACGCTCTAGCACTCACTATCCACCCAATGATTGCTATGGACGCTTCTCGTATGCCTAGAGGCTCCAAACCAGAGATTAGGCCAGGAAAAATTATCTTGACAAATGGTAATCCAGCAGAAGTGTTGCAGCCATTTAACTTTGGTAATGTTAATCAAATTACCTTTGCACAAGCAGATGCTCTACAACGCATGGTACAGACCGCTACAGGCGCTATAGACAGTGCTGGTATCTCAGGGTCTATTAACGGAGAAGCCACGGCAGCGGGCGTTTCTATGAGCTTAGGCGCTATCATCAAGCGTCACAAGCGTACATTGATCAATTTCCAAGAATCTTTCATCATTCCTCTGGTGTCTAAGGCTGCCTATCGCTATATGCAGTTCCAACCTGAGATGTACCCTGTTGCAGACTACAAGTTTGAAGTTAGTAGCTCGCTAGGCATCATTGCTCGTGAATACGAAGTAACTCAGTTGGTGCAGTTGTTGCAAACAATGTCTCCAGACACCCCTATGTACCCACAATTGATTCAATCTATCATTGATAACATGAATCTTTCTAACCGTGAAGAGCTTATTGCGTCTCTGAAGCAGGCTAACGAGCCTAATCCAGAAGCACAGCAGGCACAACAGGCAGCACAACAGGCTCAGTTGGCCTTCCAAGCGTCACAAACTGCTGCACTTAACGGTCAAGCTACAGAATCTCAAGCTAGAGCGCAGAAGATTACTATGGAAGCTCAAGTAATTCCACAGGAACTAGAGATTCAGCGCATGAAAGCAGTCACTACTAATCTGCAAGCGGGTACACAGGACGACAAAGAGTTCGAACGCCGTCTGAAAGTGTCTGAGCAGCTGCTTAAAGAGCGTGAGATTGCTGTCAAAGAGGGTGCTAAAGCCCCTGCAGCGCCACAACCACAAGGACTAATGCCACAATGATTACACGCAGAGAGTTACAAGACGTTGTAGTGCAGGTTAATGCCAGCTTTGAGGAGGTGTTAAAGCGATTAGCTGCACTGGAGGCCAAGGAAAAACAAGAGGTTGTTGTTAAGAAACCAAAGGCCAAGCAAGACTAGCATAAGATACTGTTTTGGTTACTCTAGGTGGTGTTTTGCCGCTTAGTGTAGCTGTTTAAGCACCTTATAGAGAGATAGATATGCCAACAGACAAGAAAGACCCACGGTTAGCTAGAGCAGGCGTAAGCGGTTATAACAAACCTAAGCGTACACCTAGCCACCCAAAGAAAAGCCACGTTGTTGTAGCCAAGGTAGGCGACCAAGTTAAGACAATCAGGTTTGGTGAGCAAGGCGCTAGTACAGCAGGCAAGCCCAAGGCAGGCGAAAGCGAAGCAATGAAGAAGAAACGCGCTAGTTTCAAAGCTCGTCACGGCTCTAACATTGCTAAAGGCAAGATGTCAGCAGCTTACTGGGCAGATAAGGAGAAGTGGTAAATAATAAAAATATTACTTGACTTTTATAGCATTTTGTGTTATAATAGAGCTGTAGTATATAACAATAACTTATAAAAACTGTCCTAAATGGAGAAACAGTATGATTGATAAAGAACTTGAGCAGTATTACGATAACTACCGCACTATGTTTATGGATGCTGGCTGGAAACAACTACAGCAAGACCTGATGCAGAACGCTACTGTTATCAACTCAGTTGAAGCGTGTAAAGATGGTAATGACCTGTACTTCCGTAAAGGGCAACTGGCAGTCATTGCAAACATCCTCAACTTAGAAGCTCAAATCAAAGCAGCCGAAGAGCAAGCTAACGAGGAACCAGAAGAAGTAGAAGCGTAATGGCTCTGCTTTTTGATTTTAAATGTGAAGATGGACATGTCAATGAAAGACTTGTCAAATCTGGAGTAACACACACACCTTGCTTAGATTGTAACAAGATGGCTGAAAAGATTATATCTCCTGTACGTTCTGCTTTAGACCCCATTAGCGGTGATTTTTTAGGTGCAACCGAGAAGTGGGCGAAGAACCGTCAGCAGAAGATATTACAAGAGAGAAAGGCTAACTCGTAAGAACCCTTTCATAATATAAACCTCCACAATGATTTAGATCACGGAGTTTAATAATGGCAACACTCATAGACGAGCGTCCAGAAGACGAAGACGAAGTAAACACCGCTCAACAGGAGCCTGAATATCAGCAACCTCCTGAAGAAGACATACCAGAGAAGTACAAAGGGAAGAGCACTGCAGAGATTGTACGGATGCACCAAGAAGCTGAGAAGCTCCTAGGGCGGCAGAGTTCCGAGGTAGGTGAGTTACGCGGCGTAGTCGATCAATATATAAAGACACAACTCGACAACCAAAAAGCACCAGAACCTGACGAAGAAATAGACTTCTTCTCAGACCCTGACAAGGCCGTCAGGAGAGCTATTGATAATCACCCTAAGATTAGGGAAGCCGAAGCAGTAACACAGCAATACAAAAAGTCTACAGCACTTTCACAACTACAGCAGCGTCATCCTGACATGCAGAATGTGCTACAAGACCAGAAGTTTGTTGACTGGATTCAAGGTTCTAAGATTAGAAAACAGCTCTTTGCTCAGGCAGACAAGCAGTACGATTATGATGCAGCAGATGAACTCTTCACAACGTGGAAAGAACGTCAACAAGCGGTTAATCAAACTGTAGCGTCTGAAATGGCAGGTCGTAAAGCTGCTATCAAAACTGCATCAACAGGCACAGCTCAAGGCAGTGGAGAGACGCAAGGGAAGAAAGTTTATAGACGCGCCGACATTATTAAACTAATGAGGGACGATCCAGAACGATACTTGGCTTTATCTGATGAAATCATCAAAGCCTATTCAGAAGGGAGAGTCCGACACTAAATCTTTAAGGACTTTATATTATGGCAACTTCAGTATATCCCGCTATGGGCGGTGCAGTAGACAACACTAGCGCAGCAACTTTCATTCCACAAATCTGGAGTGACGAGGTTGTAGCAGCTTATCAGACTAACTTGATTCTTGCGAACCTTGTTAAGAAGATGAGCATGTCAGGCAAGAAAGGCGATACCATTCACGTTCCTAAGCCTGTCCGTGGTACTGCTAACGCTAAACTAGCTAACACCGCTGTTACTATCCAGAACAATGTTGAATCAGAAGTACTGATCAGCATCAACAAGCACTTCGAGTTCTCACGTTTGATCGAAGACATCACCAACGTACAGGCTCTCGCTTCACTGCGTCAGTTCTACACTGGTGACGCTGGCTACGGTTTGGCCAAGCAAGTTGACGATGACCTGTTTGCTCTGGGCAAGTCTCTGGGTAACGGTAACGGTTCTTCTTGGGCACACAGCGCTTCTTTCCAGATTGGTGCTGGTTCAGCTCTGGAAGCATACGACATTGATGGCACTGCTGACGTAGGCGCTTTCACTGACGCTGCTTTCCGTAACCTGATTCAGAAGCTTGATGACGAAGACGTACCAATGGACGGTCGTAGCTATGTTGTTCCACCTGCTCTGCGTAACGCTATCATGGGCATTGACCGCTACATGTCTTCTGACTTCGTAGACGGCAAGGGTGTTAAGAACGGTCAGATTGGTAACCTGTACGGCGTTAACGTATATGTTTCTAGCAACTGCCCAACAACTGAGACAGGCGTTCGTGCTTCTATTCTGTTGCACAAAGACGCTATGGTTCTGGCTGAACAACAAGGTGTTCGTTCACAGACTCAGTACAAGCAAGAGTTCTTAGGCACTCTTTACACTGCTGACACTCTGTACGGTACTCAAGTACTCCGTCCAGAAGCAGGCATCGTACTAGCTGTTCAAGGCTAATACAACTGAACGGGGATTCTTCGGAGTCCCCTTTCTTTATTCTTTTTATTATATTCTTTTGTTTTCCTAGGAGCTACAATGGCTATATTCAGAGGTGAAGGTGGTGCTGGTGATTCTACCAACGACGCTACTCTTAGCCTAGTCACTGCCCAAGCTGTTATAGCTTCTACGAAAGCAAGTGAGTCTGCCGCTAGTGCAGCTACAGCGTCCACACAAGCAACCACAGCAACTACCAAAGCCGCTGAAGCCTCTACTAGTGCAGCAGCCGCAGCAGCTAGTGCGTTAGGTGTAGATGTATTCGCAGATGCAGCAGAGCTGTCAGCAACTAACGCAGCTACTAGCGAAACTAACGCAGCCAATAGCGCTACTTCAGCATCTACTTCAGCTACAAATGCTAGTGCCTCTGAGACAGCCTCAGCAGCCTCTGAGAGCGCTGCAAGCACATACGCTACCACAGCTACCACTAAAGCGTCAGAAGCAGCCACAAGCGCTTCTAGTGCGTCTACGAGCGCTTCTACAGCCACTACCAAGGCTACTGAGGCATCTTCTAGCGCAACCAACGCTGCTGCGTCAGAGAGCAACGCAGCTACATCAGCATCTAATGCTTCCTCTAGCGCCTCTAGCGCAGCTACTAGCGCATCAGCAGCGTCTACCTCTGCCAGCAACGCAGCTACCTCTGCAAGCAATGCAGCTACTTCTGCATCAACAGCGTCTACTAAGGCTGCTGAAGCAGTTGTTAGCGCAGGCAATGCAGCCACTAGCGCGACTAACGCAGCTAACAGCGCTACGTCTGCATCCACAAGCGCAGCTACGGCAACTACACAAGCAACTAACGCAGCTAACAGCGCTTCTACAGCTTCTACAAGCGCGTCTAACGCAGCCACTAGCGCGTCTAACGCAGCCACTAGCGCGTCTAACGCAGCCACTAGCGCCTCAGCAGCTTCTACTAGCGCTACAGCATCAGCTACGTCAGCGTCAGCCTCTGCAGGTAGCGCAACAGCCGCAGCAGCTAGTGCTAGTGCAGCAGCGACAAGTGAAGCCAACACAGCAGCAGCGGTTAGCCTAGCTATTGCTAACTTAGTAGACTCTGCTCCTATAACATTAGATACATTAAATGAACTTGCAGCAGCTTTAGGAGATGATGCTAACTTCTCCACAACAGTGACAAACGCTCTAGCTACTAAACTAACTTCTTCTTCTACTTTAAACGCAGACAACATGACTACTGGTACGCTTGACGGCGGAACTTACTAAAGGTAATTAACTATGGCAACAACTATTGTAACAAAGAATAGCTCTACCGCTTCTGCCGTCCCTACAGCAGCTCAATTGGTTCAAGGTGAACTGGCGGTCAACGTAGCGGACAAGCGTCTATATACAGAGAACAACGCAGGTGCTATTGTTGAGCTTGGTACTAATCCCTCAGCAGAGATTGTAGCCAACGGCGGCATAGCTTTACCAGACAACGGTAAGGCTACATTTGGTGCTAGTGATGATCTACAGATTTATCATGATGGTAGTAATAGTTACGTTCAAGATGCAGGAACAGGCGACCTTATTGTTCGTGCAAACAACTTGGCTTTACAAGCAACGAGTGGTGAACAGTACGCGGCTTTTGTAGCAAATGGTTCGGCTAGTTTATTTTATGATAACGCTCAAAAACTAGCCACCACAGCCACAGGCATAGACGTTACTGGCACAGCCACGATGGATGGGCTTGTGTCGTCAGGAAACGCTAAGATAGGTGAAGGTGTTGCAAGTAACAGCGCCAAGCTGATGGTTAATACAGCATCTGGCGCATCTGCGGGTATTCAGCTTTTTCAAGACGGCACTGAAAGTTGGGTCATACAGAACCCTGCCTCGACTACCGCGTTAACCTTCGCCAACAGCAACACAGAACGCCTTAAAATAGCCAACAACGGAGACATCAGCTTCTACGAGGACACAGGCACAACGCCATCCTTTGTATACACAGCGGCAAGTACATCATTAAAACTGACAGGTAGAGAAGTATCTAGGAGTAGTGGTGGATATGCTTTTGAAGTGGACAACGCTACTCAAGGGTCAAATATGTCAACCTCTGGCCCTTTTAATATTAAGGGTTATGCAGGTAATCAGCTTACTGTAAACGGTTTAGGTGATGTAAGTTTCTACGATGACTCAGGCAATGCTAAGTTGTTCTGGGATGCGTCTGCGGAGTCTTTGGGTATTGGGACTAGTTCGCCTCAAGGAGACAGACTCTCTGTAGTAGGAAGTAATTTAGACAATGATGATGACTTAATTACTTTAGGTGGAGCGTATACTTCAAGCACTGAGTTTCTTGCATCAATAGGAACACACCACAGCGATGTCAATAATGGCGGTATTAAGTTTTCTACTAAACAAAATGGAACTGTTGCAGAGCGTCTAAGGATAGACCAAGCAGGCAACACCTTCTTTAAAGGTTCTGCAACATCTAATCAGCTTTTATTAGGTGTTGATAATAGTAATATCTTTTTACGTTCTGTAGGTAGTGCTCCTTTTCTGTTTCAAAATAATGGAGCTGGCACTATTGTTTCAATGTTACAAAACGGCAACGTGGGTATTGGTGAGAGCAACCCATCAACTTGGAAACTCCACGTTAAAACCACGGATTCAAACTCTTTGAGGCTACTTAATTCAACAGGCTCTGGAAATACTATAGACTTTGTAGACCAATCGTGGCAGTCGCAAATACAAGGTAGTGCAGGCTCTCTACTATTTAAAACTGGCGGCACAACAGAACGTATGCGCATAGACTCATCAGGCAACCTGTTGGTGGGTACTACTGATACTGTTCCTGCAAGCTCAGGAAACGTGGCAGGCTCTAGCTTACTTGCCATAGGTAAAGCAGAGCATTCACGGGACGGTGGGGTTGTTCTTACGCTTAATCGCAAAACATCTGACGGCACTATTGCAGAGTTCCGCAAAGACAGCACAACCGTAGGTAGTATTGGTAGTTTCTCAGGAAGTCTTGACGTTGCAGGCTCTACTAGAGGTTTACGCATTACTGATGGCTCTTTTTTCCCTGTAACAAATGCTGGTAGCGTTTCAGATAATTATGTGAATTTGGGTTACTCAGGCGGACGCTTCAAAGACCTCTACCTATCAGGCGGTGTCTACTTAGGCGGTACAGGCGCTGCTAATAAGCTGGAAGATTATGAGGAGGGGACTTGGACTCCATCATTTGGAGGAACAGGAGTAAATCCTTCTGTAAGTTTCTCAACTACTGGCCCTGCTGAATACGTCAAAGTGGGATCAGTAGTAATGGCTTCAATGGCATTTTTTGGCGATATTACAGCGGCAGGGTCGGGAACGGCATCTATACAGGGTCTGCCATTTCAGGCGAAGGGTTCAAGAGGTGTGGCTTCAATTAATTATAACAGTGCAACAGCAAACCCAACTACAGGGGTCTCAGGTTATATAGAAGACAACACAATCATCTGCTACTTGCATCAAGGTGGCTCAACTAATGGTGAATCTTGGGCGGCAGGAACAAGTCAAAGACTATTTTTTAGTATTACATATATCGTAGATTAATAACAACTATACGCCTAGTGGATTCTAGGCACAGACAGGAGCAATACAATGGCTTTAGAAAAAGTAGTAACAGAAGACAAGATTGAAATCGTAGGTGACTACAAAGCAGTACAGATTAGAACCTGCACCAAGATAATGGAGGACGGCGTAGAACTAAGTTCTGGCTATCACAGGCACGTTGTAGTTGCAGGACAGGACTACAGCAACGAATCAGCAGAGGTGCAGGCTATCTGTGCTGCTGTACACACAGACGCAGTAATTGCTGCATACAACGCATCACTGGAGGCTTCAGAATGAACTTTACAATCGCACAACTAGAACGTAACTCAGCAGACAACGGCGTAACTGTAGCCCATTGGCGTTGCAGCAAGACCGTAGGCGACCACACAGCAAGCTCTTATGGCACTTGTGGCTTTACACCTGACGTAGAGAAAGTAGACTTTGTAGCCTTTGACGCTCTCACTGAAGAAGCTGTCATTGGCTGGGTGCAAGATTCTATGGACGTAGAAGCTCTGGAAG